GAGGAAGGCCCGCTGGTACATCGACCGACTGCTCGCTGATGAAGATTGACCAGTTCGAGGCCCCTGGCCTGAAGATCACCCGGACCTTTGATCCTTGGAATGGGGCCTATTGGATCGCGTGGAAACCCGACGTTTCGATGTGGTTCCAAGATCGCAAAGCCATGCTCAAGTTCGTTGCGTGGCCACCTAAGACGCCAACTGGTGATCGTTTGCGCGAGTGGCTGAAAAGCTTTGAAAGTGACGCGCCAACCAAAGGCCAGCCCGTTACTGAAGAATTAAGCGAAGAGGTGCTGAAAACTGGATTTGGGCCAGAATGTCACTTGGATGAAACCGATCCAAATTTTCAAACTAGGACTGTGATCTGATGCAGAGAATCTTTAACGTGCTGGGCCTGGCCGGGTTTCTGCTGTCGGGCTCGATGGCCGCAGCCTTAGTGATTTCAATCATGCAAATGGACTCGATCCAAAGAAAGGCTGTGCAGCGGATCACTGGCGAGATTACAAGCGCTGTTGAGAAGGAACTCACCGGCAAGCTCGACGGAAAGTTCGACGGCATGATGCAGTCCATGCCAACGACAACGGGCCCCGCTGTTCCGTTCTTGAAAAAATGAAGAAAGAGGGCCTTTGGTACGACCCCGTTAATGACCTCTATGGCTACGACGTGGATTATCTGCCGGATATCATCTGCGAGCTGCTTGAGGGATGCCTGAGATCCGGTCAGTCACCATCAAACCTCTACCACTTCCAGAGGTCCGCGGCCTTCCAGAAATTAGAACTCTGCCGGCTTCGCCCCCTGTCACCCTCCAACCAGGACTAGCGCCGCCGATCATTGAGCTGCCTGGGTGTGTTCCGGTTCATCCCGACCAGAACCTCAACCCGTCATTGCTGAAAGATGACCCCAACCGGGTCGGCATGTTCTGCCCTGATGGGGAGCTGCCATCGTTCAACCCGATGGACTTTCGGCCTAGTGAGCTGAACATTTTGGAGGCCGCCCCAGCCAATCAAAACGATGAAAAGGACGAGGCCAAGCCGTCTGCTGAACTACCGGAAATCCCTCGACTACCTCGAACAGATGCGACGACAACTCAGGAGACAAAACCTGCAGCAGAGAAGCCATTCATTAAGCAGGCGATCGACGGCCTCCCGGATGTGGGAGCAGTGGTCACGACGACCACGATTGCCTTGGTGGCTACGACTTCTGCCTTGGTGGCCAAACCACTGGCGGACCTAATCCTTAAAGCGATCAAGCCCACCGTCAAAAAGACGGTGAAGACTATTGCGAAGCTCCGCGGGGAAACGGTTCCACTGGAATCGGTGTGGGAGCGGAGGGTTTCACAGCGGGAGCGGAACCAGGCTGTGAGGACGTTGCGGCAGGCTTTGAAACCGTAAGCCTGTGAACGTGCGGAACGGGCTTTTGGCCTGGGATAGGGCCTAGGACAACGTCCGAGCAGATCACGAAATATTGGCTCTTGGGGTGGAAGCTGATGCCCTTCTGGGCCAGTTCGCCGCAGTTCTTGAGCCGTGCCAGTTCAAAGTCGAGGCGCTTGTTGGCCAAGATCTGCCGCTGCAGTGCGGTCTGGGTATCGGCCGCGGCCTTGCAGCGTTCTTGAATCCCACCGTCTAGAGGGAAGGAGATTGTGGCGCTGATGCCAAAGTTCAGCGCGTGCGAATCCTTTTGGTTTGAATTTCTTCGGTCCTCATAAAGTATTCGGCCGGGGTTGTCGGGGACGCCGTCCTGATTAACGTCCGAGGTGTCATAGACCGGGGTGACCAGTGTCGGGGTGTAGGGCAAGGCGTAGGACTTGCTCTTGGTGACGAACGGCGAGAGATTAAACGTTGGCCCTTGGCAAGCAATCGACCCGCCAAAGTTTGCATTGGGATAGGGCCCAGTAAGCATCTGAATAGCTTGGTTTGTCACCGAGCCATTGCTCACAGACGACGGCGCTGCCGTTGCGTTGACCTGTGCAACTGCTGCCGAAGGGCTAAGGATTACTGCCCAAAGACAGAGGTGGTTGAGGTAGTGGACTCTACGAGGGTGGTCCGCTCCACGGTGGTGACCTTCGACAGGCCTGGGCCGCTGTACGACTCGGTCAGTTGAAAGCTGCCGCCTGGTGTTGTCATTGTCCACGCTGGCTTTGCTTCTAGTGCAAGTCCCGTCCACGAAGAGGTGATGCCATCGGTGGTTTGCGTTTGCACAGTTTCAGCCCCCGGAATCATGGAGGTGCCGGAATGGCTGACGCCTGTGCCGCTTGTTGAATAAACGTAGCCCGTTTGATAGTCAACGGACCGGATTGATTCCGTGATCTGAGTTTTTGACTCCGTGTGCGAAGTCATTGTGCCCGTGTTGAAATTCGGCACAAGCGGGGCCGCGCTACAGGGCCCCGCCAGAAGCAACAGAACAGCAAGCCGGCGCATTAGTTGCCGATGGTGATTTCGGTGACCACCTGGCCGGTGAAGCTAGTGCCAGCCCCGCCTGCTGTTCCGGTAATGCCATGGCCTGAGGCAATGGTCCCGGCCAAGGTTCCGGCCACCCCACCGCTAGTCGTCGTGGTTTCGCCAAACAGTGGCAAGCTGCCCACCACCCCGCTAGTCACAGTGGTGCTAGTGGTGCTTGTGCTGTCCCCTTCTATGTAGCTGGACGAGAAGGAGAAGGCAGCCCCGTCGGTGGCTTGAGTTGCGCTGATGGTGGTGATAGAAGGGACACCGTTACTAACAGCGCCAAAACCGCCGAGAGCGCCAGTAGTTGTTCCATCAGTAGTGGAAGCCCCTGTCCCCGACACGGCGTAGACAGTGGGGACTCTTGTGGCTGCGCTTGCGGCTCCATCGACGGACAGTTGGATGCTGGATTGGATTTTGTGCGTGATGTCAGCTTGAGCCGGAGCCGCCGAGATCACAAACGCCAGGGCTAGGAGTCGCTTCATTTTTTAGGCGTGCTCGTAGTGTTTGGTTCCTCAACTCTAGGGCCGTCTTTCTTGTTGTTGTTCTTGCCAACGCTGACGCCCATTGATCCGAGAATGCCGGTCAGCAGCGAGGCCGGGAACGTGGGATCCATCGCTTTGACGTGGCCCAGATAGTTAAGACTTAAGCAGGCCAAAGCCCAAGCCAAAATCACAATCCGAACAAAGTCAGCTAGCCAGCTGTGATCTTGTCCCTCGCGCTCGTTTGCCATGATGGATAGAGGTTTTCAGGACGTGGTAGAGCTTGGGGCGGCTGTGATTGGGGCCACCGTTTCAGGCCTGCTTTTTAGCCTTAATGGCCACAACAAGAGAGCCGCGCAAGATCGCGACTGTTTGGTGAGGCTCAGTGCCAGCGTAGACAATATGGCCAACCAGCTAGAAGAGTTGCACCGCGATCTCAGGACTGAGCGCGTTGAAATTTTTAGCCGCTTAAATGCTGCAGAGCAGGCAATCGCTCGGCTTGAAGGGGCCAGAAAAGCTGCCTAGACTTTCTGTAACTGCTAAGCGGTAATGATTGCTCTTGTTCGCCCTATCCTCTTCGCCTTCCTGCAGTCGCATTCCGTCAAAAAGTTGGTGCTAGATCTCTGCCGGGCCCTGGCCGAGAAGACCGACAACAAGATTGACGACCAACTGTGCAACATGCTTGAACGCGCCATGTTCCCCAAGCAGAATTGAGCCATGTTCGACTGGCTCATGCCGACGGTGATTCAGCTCGAAAAGTTCTTCAACTACTACGACCCCGATCGGCCGCATCAGCGGGCAGCAATTCAAAAGCTGCAAGAAGACATGCCGAGCGAGCTACTCAGTCACGACGCTGAGTGGTTTGAGATCTGGAAAGCCGGCGGCAAGATAACGCCGTTCAAGATTCCATATTTCAACCAGATGGCCCTGCCAAACGGCCATCGGAAGTGCTTCACCGCTGCCATGGCGATGATTGCCGCGCACTATGGCACCGTCGAAACCCAAGAGGAATACAACCAGATCCGCGCCAAGTACGGCGACACCACCGAGGTCAGCGCCCAGCTGCGGGCCCTTGAAGAGCTAGGCCTGCGGCCTCAGTTCGTGACCGATGCCACGGAGGATGAGATCGAGGCAGAGGTTGACGCGGGCCGCATTGTGGCCGTCGGCTGGCTGACCCAGGGCCCACTCGATGCCCCCAGCGGTATTGGCCATTGGTCTGTCGTGCTTGGCTACTCCCAGAAAGGCTTTTGGATGCATGACCCGCGGGGTCGGTACGACCTGCAGCGCGGCCGCCTGGTAGACCCGGAAGGTGGCGAGGGTGTGTTCTACAACCGCAGGGAATTTCTGCAGCGCTTTAGCCCGGAAGGGCCTGGCCATGGCTGGGCCATCCTTGTGGACCCCCTACCGCCTGTGATGCCCCTCTGAGGGCTTTTGCGCGAGCTGCTGGACGTACATCTCGCAGGCTTGGCGATAGTGCCACTCGGCCTGCCAGTCTTGCCGGTGCTCTTTGATCATCCCGGCGTAAGTAACGCGCCAGATTTTTGAGCCGTCAGCCTTAGTTATTTGTTCAATTTGTGGAGGATGCATACAGCTATCCTTAAAACTCTGCCATTCGCTCATGACTTGGGGCTCATGGATGGTTGTCAATTTAACGATTGAAGAAGAACTTCAGATCGAAGCGTTGGCAAGAACCGCAATAAATCACCCAGAGCATGACAAGGTGGCCGATTTATGCGCCTCTTTGGTCAAACAAAACGCATATCAGAAGAAAGTTTTGGAGCAGGCGGTCAGGTACATCGCCGAGCTTGAGATCAAAAACGCCTTAGCCGAAGACGTGGCAGATACCCCCTGGCGGCGGTTCCTAAACGGGAACCCTATAGCCGCTGTACTTGGAAAGCTCAAGTTTTAGTTTGTTGACGCCTTTGACTTCAAGCTGACGGATCGACTCTCGGCTCACCCCTTGCTCACGGCCCAGCTCTACACGGGTCTTGGGTGCCTTGCCATCTAGCCCAAAGCAGGCAGACACAACACTTCTCTCGCGTTCTGTCAGGCGAAAAAAGGCCAGCTGCAGCTGCTCGTACACCTCCTCTTTCGTCACCTCAAGCATCAGGAGGTTGGCCTCTGATTCGTCGGCGATCAGGTCAATCAGCGGGCTGCCGTCTTCCTTGCACAAGCTGTCAAGGCTGCGGTGGGTATTGGTGCGGGCCACAAGGTTGGCGTAGTCATGCGGGGTCATTTCGACATGCTCCGCAAGCTCTCGGATCGAGGGCTCGTAGCCGCTTTCCTGCAGACAATCGCGCTTGTAGTTGCTGGCCTTCTGCAGCTTTTCGAGCATGTGCTGCGGCACGCGCACCACGCGGTCTTTGGTGTAGATGGCCCTGGTGATGCCCTGGCGGATCCACCAGTAGGAGTACGTCGAGAATTTGTAGCCCTTGGTCGGGTCGAACAGGTCAACCGCACGATCGAGGCCTAGCGTTCCCTCTTGGATCAGATCCTCGAAGGCCAAGCCACCATTGCGCAGAAGCTTGGTGTATTTCTTGGCCACATTCACAACAAGGCGCAGGTTGTGAACGATCATGCGCTCCTTTGCCTTTTTGCCGAGGCGCACTTCGCGGCGCTCTCGCGGCGTCAAAGGTTTTTCTTTCTTTTCTAGTTCTAGGCCGCGCTGAACTTGCCTGGCCAGCGTGATTTCTTCGTCGGCAGTCAGGAGACGGTGCCTGCCGATTTCATTCAGATAGGAGCTGATCGAATCGGAGGCCATGAGGATAAAAAAGACGGGGCCACCGTAGCAATAACGGCGCCCCGCGTCACTGGTTGTTTCGGTAAGTTAGAAATCCAAAGAGGCAGGCGAGGCGCTGGCCTTGGCTTCCATCTGAGGAGTGACCCTGCCGCTGAGGTAAGAACGGCCGGTCTTCTCGCTGGTGGTGTCCCACCCTGCTACGCGCAGCTTGACCACATCGTCGCCGGCGTAGTTCTGCTCAGGCTTCTGGTTGCGGAGCCAGTTCACAAAGGCAGGGAGCTGGGAGCGCTGAATCTCAAGGGTGCCGGTTTGATCCGGGGCCTTTTCGTTGCTCTTTTCGCTTTGCTTGAAAAGAGAAAAACGGAAGG